GAACTAACCGGCACCATGCGGTTAGTTCAGACTTTTTATGTACTTCATTAGCATAGTCTATTTGTAACCATTTTGTAACCGGTTTCCCCTTGACATTTCACTGTAATGAAGTACATAAAAAGTCTGAACTAACCGCATGGTGCCGGTGGTGCCCTGCACCTCATTATATGTATACATGAGGTGTAACCAATTATTAACTCTCTGTTTACAATTTCTGATGTGCCCTATGCTACTATATAATTGCAAGGACAAACTTGCATCGAACATTAACCACGAGATGAAAGGACGAAACACATGAAAGTTATTGCAAAGTATGTCACTGTGGAAGCAGTGAAAGACAAGCAGGTTTTGACCCTGCTGTTTCCGGACTGGAACAGCAAGCGCGACTGTATGGAAGTCGTCAAGATGCACGGTATGAAACCGCTCACCTCTGCCATCGGTTCCAAGGGCATTGAAATGGCTCTTGAGGATATCAACGCCGAAACGCTGAAATGTGAAATCGGCGCAACGATTCCGCATGATTTCATGCTTGACGGTGACGACTTCACCGACGCATATAAAGAAAGGAGTGATTCCAATGACTGACCCTTGCACCTGCACCGGCCCTTGCGTCACTCCGACCAACGTTTCACACGTCTTTCTTTATGAGGATGCCGCCCAGAACATTTACGGCCTTATCTATGATAATGACGGCAATCTCCTGAACATCGTGGACGGCGTGGGCAAGCTCGACCCCCTGCCCTTTACCGCCTTTGAAGAGGCCGCACGCCGTGGCTTTCCGTATGCGCCCCAGTGGTCTCCCTGCTGTCACGGTGGCAAGACCATGGAACAGCAGGCGGCAGAGCTTGAGGCACAGAAACACCACATTGCCAGCATCTACACGAACCAGAGCCCGACGGCCCTTTATCCGACCAACGGAGACAGCGTGGCGAAACAGTTCATGTTGCGCTGGATTTTCTAAGAGGTGATACCATGCAGAACATTAACAACAAGCTGGCCGATATCAAGACCAACACCAAGCATGAAAGAAACCAAGTATAAAAGGAGAATATATCATGTTTAACAAGAACAATCAGAATGCCGCTTCCGAAGTCGTCAAGTCTTACCTGTCCATTAAGGACGCAACTGTGCAGGCTTGTCACCTCGTTTCTGACCGGATTTGCGTGTTCACTCTGAACGTCCCGGGCGCGACGTTCCTCAATTTGAAAGTCGTTGACGGCAAAAACGGTGAGTTTATCGCAATGCCGCAGAGCAAGGGACGGGACGGACAGTATTACGACCTGTACCGCGTGTACTTCTCTGAGCAGGATGCACAGCGCATCATTGCCGCAGTTTCGGAGCACGCAACGGCGCAGAGCGAAAAGACGGATTATAAGACCCGTTACGAGGTGTAAACATGAGCAAGCGCAACATGAAAAATATTGCGCTTGACCTATATGAAAGCGGTGGATGGGTCAATATCCCATCCATCGCTTCTTTAGGTTGTTGGTGCAATATCCTTATTGGTAAACGTCAAGTTGGTAAAACCTATGGCACATTGAAATATGAGCTGAACGAGGGCAAGCGGTTCCTGTACCTACGCCGCACAACCACGGAGTTTGACGCAATCACCAGCGACCCCGATTTGAACCCTTTCTTGCCTCTGAAAAGAGAAGGGTTTGACGCGGATATTGTGAAGGGCGGCAAAGTCACCTATACAATCGGTAGGTTTGAGTATGAGGACGGCAAACCCAAGCAGTGTTTGGAGAAATACGGAATCGGTATGACGCTTCCCAGTATTGCGAATATCCGTGGTTTCAATGGCTCTCAGTTTAAGGACGTGGTTTTTGATGAATTCATTCCCGAAAGAATTGTTATCAAGCGTAAGGCAGAGGGCGACGCGCTTTTGAATGCCTATGTGACCATCAACGGAAACAGAGAACTGGAAGGAAAGCCCCCGCTCCGGCTCTGGCTTTTGGCGAATGCGTTTGATATCGCGTCTCCGATTTTGGTTGAACTTGGGGTTGTGGATGAAATCGCCAAGCTGTGCAGGACGGGCAAAGAGTGGACGGTAACAGAAAGCGGCGTGTTCATTGGTATGCCCAAGTCCGGTGCGGTAAGTGCCAAGCGTGCGCAGACCGCTTTCATGCGTCACATGATGAAAAACAAGGATTCAAAGTTTTATAAAATGGCAATGGAAAATCAATTTGCTTACAACAATCTGGAAGCGGTACGGCCCATGAACCTGAAAGGCATGAAACCCCTGTACTCCGTGGCGGGGTTATATGCGTATGTGTACGACGGGAATCATGTGTATCTGTGTACGTCCCGGCACGAAAGCAGAGAAGTGTACCCAGACACAAAAGCAGGGAAAACCGCTTTCCGTCTGCATCATCCATTCTTTGAGGCTATGTTAAATCTTAATCAGATTTGGTGTTCCGATGTGCCTACGTTGCTCAAAATCAAAGAATTCCTTGACATCGACGATTAAAGATAGTATGATAAAGGTGCAGGGGCCCCCAAAACTTAGACAGGCCGGAAGCCTGTGGGGTAGCATTTCTAAGTTGCGCACCCCTGCTTTTATAGAAAGGAGTAGGTTATGCTTACTTATTCATACAAGTATTCCGCAGAAAAGCGGCTCTCCCCGCACTTTCGCGTTCGGGAATTCCATTCCAAGCGTGACCCCAGCGACATTGTAAAGGTTGACGAGCGGCTTTTGACTTTGCTTGAAAACATCCGGAATTTTACCGGTAAACCGGTACACATTAACAGCGGATACCGAAGCAAGGAATACAACGCCACACTCAAAAACGCCTCTCCCCGGTCTCAGCATTGTAACGGAATGGCGGCTGACATTTGGGTTGAGGGCGTGACACCGTCCAGAATCGCAGAGATAGCAGAGGTCTATTTGGGCGCTTCTGGCGGTATCGGCGTATATCACACGTTCACCCATGTGGACGTTAGAACCAACAAATCAAGATGGAAAGGAGCCTATTGATTATGGCACTCAGCATTAACGACGTTATCGCATTGGCAAACGCAGGTTTTTCCAAAACCGACATTGCCGCTTTTATGAACCTTGGCAACCCCCAGACCACTCCCCCCAGCCCTGTGCAGGTTCCCGGTGCAACTGCTCCCACGGTTCCGACCGCTCCGGCGACGGTTCCCACTCCTGCACCTGCCCAGCAGGCCCCGGCCACTCCCGACATAGGCCAGCTGGTGGCAAGCCTTGCCGACCTCAGCAAGAAAGTGGATTCCCTCACCGTTCCGACCGCTGGCACAGTTGGCGCTCTTCCCACGGTTACCAGCGTGGAAGATATCATTCTTGGGGCGGTCAAGCCTGCCCCTGCACCCGAAAGCCCCCAGCTTTTTAATATGGAAGGAGTTGTGAAGTAATGGATAACCCGAATTTTCCCCCAAAGGCAGGCGCAACGGTTTTCCGTCCGAAGGACATTTATACCATTGCAAACAATCTGGTTAAGCAGGTGACCGGGCAGACGGCAATTTCTGCCGTTGATACATCGTCCTTTATCAACGTGGGGCAGATGTGTTTGAACACCAGCAAAGAGGGCACGTTGCAGGCCCTTTATAACATGGTTTCGCGTACCATCATTACCACCCGTGCATACAGTGGCCGCTTTACCAGCATTGAGGCCACGTCGCAGGAATGGGGCCTGTTCGTCCGCAAAATCGCGTTTTTCAGCGGCAAGTTTGATGAAACTAAGTTCATCAACACCGTTCAGAACCCCAACACCTTGCGCGACGGCCAGAGCGTGGATATGTACAAAATTTCCAAGCGCTACCCGCTGGAAATGTGGTACACTGGGCAGGCCACGCTTGACCAGACCTATACCACGTTCCGCTCTCAGCTGACGACCGCTTTCACCAGCGAAAGCGAACTGTCGGCATTTCTGGCCGGTATCACCACGGAAGTTGCAAACGATGTGGCGAGATGGAAAACCGCCGAGAACCGCGCCGTCGTGATGAACTTTATCGGCTCTCTGTACAACACCGGCAAACCCGGCCAGAAGGTCAACCTTACTGCCGAATTCAACAAGGCACGCGGCACCGCGTACACCACCGCCGACCTGCTGACCACCCACCTGCAGGAATTCCTTTCCTTCTTTGTCTCCCTGCTGGAAACCCAGACGGCATTGCTTGAGGAAAGCACAGATCTTTATCATCTGGTTCCCGCCTGCACCGACGACAACGGCGACCCGCTGACCCTGCTCCGGCACACTCCCAAGAGTGAACAGAAACTGCTCCTGTATCAGCCCCTTATCAACGACGCAAAATCGTGGGTGTTCCCCGCTATCTTTGGCCCCGGTTACCTGTCCTTTGGCAACTACGAGGGGGTCAATTTCTGGCAGAACATCAACGACAAGAGCCGCGTGACGGTCATTCCCGCTCAGTTCAACGTGGACACTGCTCAGCAGGAAACCGGAAAAAAAGTTGACCTGTCCATGGTGGTGGGCCTGCTGTATGACCGCAGGGCGCTGGCAACCGTCTACATGATGGACAGTGTTTATACCACTCCTTTCAACACGAAAGGCGAGTATTACAACACTGAGCATCATTGGAAGATGAACTATCTCGCCGACCCCACCGAGAACGCGATTCTCTTCTATATGAGCGACAACGTACATCCGTAACCAGCCGCGAAGGCCCGACCGTAAAAGGCCGGGCCTTTATTGTTAGAAAGTAGGTGAAACAATGGCACGAGGCGAATTTAACGGCGCGGTTCCCGCGCCTAGCGTGGAACATGGGTATCACTTCCACTTTGGAAATGTTGAGAAGCGTGTGAATTCAACCAAAGCATTTGATTATACCAAGCTCCCCGACGAGGAGCGTTGCGATTTCAAGCAAACCACCAGCATGGAGCGGCCCGTGATTTACGTCACGTTGAACAGTATCAACATTTCCCCCCAGTGGAATTATTGCCAGTGTGAAGAGACAGCAAGTTTCTATTGGATACGCGATATTTCAATTGGTATCCGAGGCAGGGGAACCGCGAATATCTGGCAGTTCACGCTGGAGCTTGACCCGCTGGCAACATACCGGGATGAAATCTTGAAAACCGACGCATTCATTGAATATGGATTCAATCAAGATTCCAGCGGCGCAACGTTCCGTTTACAGGATACCCGGCAGGCCGTTGGAATGGCTCCCAAGATTTCCACAGCGTCGGCAGATATCACGGACGGAAATATTGATGCCTCTGGTGGCACATTTGTTCTGTCCTGTGTTGGCAAGTCTGGCCTGCACGCCTATGCAATGAGCGCCGCCACGTTGGGAAGTTTGTTGACCGCAGTTTCCTTGACGTGGGAAGCCCTTACCAAGCCTATGGTTCGTTGGGAACTGGCATTGCCCGAGTTTATGAACAAACTTTTGTTCGGCGGCAACGCATTGGAGTGCGTCCGCTCCTGCATCTGGATACCCATAAACCTTTCCAGATATGGCGCAGGACGGCAGACGGAAATCACCTTGGGGCAGTTCAACACCACCGTTTTTGCACAACAGGTCACTCCGTCCAGCTCCCGTAGTGTTCACACGACTATTGCTATCCCGTGGCCTGCTGACGACTGGAAGCGCATGAACTGTCAAATACAGCTTTATGTTCCTTTCGTGGGCACGCTGGCGGTTCCCGTTGACCAATGCAACACGGCGGCAAATATTGATATTGACTGGTCTGTGTGTTTCGTGGACGGCAGTGTAACAACACTAGTCCGGGCAGGAGATTTCACGGTATACGCTGGAAGCACCAGCATAGCCAGCCCCTACGGAATCGGCACCAGTAACATTGACCCGGTGCGTGCGCTGACCGGTGCAATCAGCACCGTATCAGGTGCAATGAATTTCGGCGGGGGTCTGCTGTCCACCGTGGCGGGGTTTGCTGGCGGCACGATGCAGGCCGCGCAAGGTATCGCCCAAGTTGCGCAGGGTATACAGCAAACAGTTTCCCCCATCAACTGTTCTGCCGGAACTATGGGTGGTGCGTCGCAGGTACAGCTACCTTTGGAAGCAAAGTTAACCCTGCTGTATTATCCCCCGGTGGACGATGCAGGTTTCCAAAAAGTTTACGGATACCCAGTAATGAAAGTTGCAAAGCCTGTGCAAGGATACTGTAAGACCCGTGGTTTCTCCTGTGCTCCGCTGAACGCCAAGCCCGACGAAATTTCCTACATCAACGCCGCAATGGACAGCGGTGTATTTATCGAATGAGGTGATTATATGTACCAATGCTATAGCGGCTACTACGACGGCGGCACGTTGTGCGGGAATTTCGATGCAACGTTTTCCACCGATGCAATGAATTACTGGGAACGTTCCTTCTTTCAGAGGTTGCGCGGTCTCATTGAATTCAACGGGCTCCCCGAGAACGGCCCCGGTCAAATCGGATGGGATTATGATGCATTTCTGTACCAGCTTTTCCGCACCGGTTACGCAACGGTTTTCAAGTCGAAAACATACGGTTTGGTTGTACAACCTGCATTTCCGACCGGTTACGGCCTGCAATACCAGCCGCGCGGGATGCAGATTTCGACGACGTTCTTTAATTTTCCGCGCCCTCTGGAAATCGGCAAAGAGTGCGCTGTTATCAAGCTCACACCCGACTATCAAGGAACGTGGGACTTGGTGACAAAGTACGCGCGGGAGATGCAACTGGCAGAAATCGCAATCCGGCAAAGCGCAATCAATGCCCGTTTCGCCTATGCGGCTATCGCCAAGGACGACAAGGGCAAGCGCACCATGGAAGGGATTTTCAGCAAGCTGGCGAATGGTGCCCCCGCTGTTGTCATCAACGCCGATTTGAAACAGCAGTTGACCACCAAAGCCGATGGAGATTTTACGCTCCCAATCATGCAGTTTGACCGCGACCTTTCCAAAAACTTTATTCTGCCCGATTTGATGGAGTATCGTCGGAACATCCTTTGCGACTTTTACAGGGAATTGGGTGTTTCTGTTCAGCCCAACAAGAAAGAAAGAATGGTTGTGACGGAATCGAAAGCGGCAGACGCGGAGACCTTCAACCGGCGCGAGGTCTGGCGCATCACGCTGGAAAAGTCCCTTGCAATCGTGAATGAGATGTACGATACAAACATTACCTTTAAAATGGTTGAGCCCGATTTTGACGCAGGCGAGGCCAACGAAGGGGAAGAGGTGAATAACAATGTTGGTGAATGAGTTAGTTTCCTCTTGCAATTTGGAAGCGCTGTTAATGGCAGACCCCAATCTTTTTGCAAATATGGTTGTCCCCGAGGGCATGGAGAAAGCGGGAGTAATTCAGGCAATACGCCGTGCGCATGGTCTGGCTCCGCTGTACCACCCCGACCCCATTTGGATGAAATCCGAATTGTATTGGTGGAGCCGGGAAAATCTCCCCATTTGGAAAAAACTTTTTTCCACAACCCAGCTGGAATATAACCCCATCTGGAACACCGACGTGCATGAGCTGACCAAGGACACCACCGAACGGGCCAAGGATACCGCTGAGAACACGGCCACCCACTCCCATGGTGGAGCCGACGAGCAGAGCCAGCACGCAGACGACCGCCACCAGATGGAAACCACCGGCAACCTTTATCACGAGGACACCAAAGCGGACGGTTTCACCACGGACAACGCCGCAGGGCAGGAAAAAACTGTGGGCAGTACTGCCGGAAAAGAGCATGGTTTTGCTCATACCCAAACCAGCGCCGACGAGACCCGGGACACAAAGGGCACCCTTGACCGGGATACGACCGGCACCCGGCTCACCACCCACGGTGAAACAATGACCGATAAACTCAAGACCACCAAGGACAGCCAAACGGACGTTGAGGGAAAGGTTTCTGCCGAGAACGAAGCGACCTATCAGCCTTTCGACGCATCCACCACTATCTATAAGGAGACCGGCACCGCAGACGATACCCGCAAAACCGACTGGACGGAGACCGAGAACACCACCGGCACCCAAGACGACGTAACCACCGAGAACCTGACCGACCACCAAGAAAGCACGTCGGACACCGAGACCAAGCAGGACACCGAGGGCCTCACCACCGGCCAGCGTGACAGCATCGACCGGGCCCACGGCACCCATGGAGACACGGGCCGCACCGATGGACACGGGCACACCGAGCGGCAGGCCGGAGACCGTGGAACCGCGCAGGATTCCAAGACCGGCAAGCACGAGGAACACGGCCTTGCCGCTGTCACTGGCAAGGAATCGGAAACCGTAACCACCGTTCACGAATGGAAACGAGGCGGCAATATCGGCGTGACCACGACGCAGGAGATGATTGAGGCCGAGCGGCAGACTGTGCTTTTCAATATGTATCGTGTTATCGCAGACAGTTTTCACCGCACATTCTGCCTTGACGTTTATTAAAAGGAGTGGTATCATGGTATCGGAAATTATCGTGGCGCTTATCGGCGGCCTTGTGACGCTTTCGGGTGTTCTTATCGCAAACAGCAGGGCGCAGGCCGTCACCGATACACGCCTTGACGAGTTGACCCGGGAAGTGCGGGAGCATAACCACTTTGCCCACCGCGTCCCCGTGTTGGAAGAGCAAATCAAAGTGGCAAACCACCGCATCGACGACTTAGAAAGGAAAGGTGATTGATATGAAAATCAAGCCCGCAACGATTGCAAGAACTGCCGTTCTCGCTCTGGCTCTGGCAAATCAGATTCTCAGCGTTGCCGGTCTGAGCCCTCTGCCCATCGACAGCGCCACCCTTGAGCCTTGGGTGACCACCGGTCTGACGACTGCCGCTGCTGTCTGGGCATGGTGGAAAAACAATTCGTTCACCCCGGAAGCAATCCGGGCCGACGAACTGATGAAAGAAATGAGGGGGTGAATTTATGGATTATCCGTTTTGTCCGTCCCCGCCCTACGTCCCCGGAGACCCCGGGATGTATGACCTTCGTTGGATGGTCTCCCAGATTCAGAGCTTGACAGCTCTGGTGCAGGGCATTGCCAAAGGGCAGGAATCGCAGGGCGGCAACATCACCGCGCTCAATTCCGCAATGGCTGACCTTGCCGCCGCTCAGAAGTGTATCAACGACCGTCTGAACGCAGGTGACTTTGAGAACGGCAAGTTTTTGGAGTGGGCCGATAAAAACCTTCCCAGCATGGTTAATGAGATGGTGCGTTTTGTCTGGTTTGGTCTGACCCCGGACGGGCATTTCTGTGCTTATGTTCCGGCTAATTGGGGCTGGCTGACCTTCAACACCGGCACCGATATCACCGAGCCCGAGTATGGTCATCTTATCATCACCTATTAAGAAAGGAGTTTCTATATGAGTTGCAAGAATGATTGTGGTTTTCCCATCAAGCCCGCACCCTTTGCGCCTGCTGACCCCGGCCCCTGTGGGCCGGGCCCTTGCGGCCCCCATCACCCGCCGATGCCGCCCCGGCCCCCTGTTCCCTGTGGGCCGTGTCCCCCGTCTCAGTATATCGGCTCCCGGTATGTGCCGATTTTCGCAGACCCCATTGAGTGGGACAATCACCGCTCCTACGAATCCCTTACCATTGTGACCCACGACGGCGAAAGCTACACGAGCAAGTGCAACGTGGGCCCCGGCGTGGATATCACCAATTCCCGGTACTGGGCCAAGACCGGCGCATATAATGCGCAGGTGGAGCAGTACAAAAACGAGGTCAAGGATTTGTCGTCTCAGGTCTCCGGTTTCGCGTCTGACAACGCGGAATTCCGGGAGAAAATTGACCAGTTCACCAAGGACAATGCCGAGATGAAAAACACGGTTGCCGAGGATAAGGCCCGTGTTGACGCTCTGGCCGAGCGCGTGGCGACTGCCGAAACCGAAATCGACGGGTTGCAGGCCACCACCGCCCAGCACACCACCGAGATTGCCGACCTGCACGCCAAGGACGAGGATTTGCAGAGGCAAATCACCAGCAATGACGGCGACATTGCCGCCCTTCAGGCAAAGGACACAGAGCATGATTCCCGGCTGAACGGTATTGATACCAAGCTCAAGAGCCACGATGCCAGCATCGCCCAGAACACTGCCGACATTGCCAAGAATACCAAGAACATTCAGGACAATGCCGCGAACATTGCCAAGAACGCGCACGAGCTGGCCGACCATGCCGCAAAGCTGGCAGACCATGAGGGCCGTCTTACCGCCCAGCATGAGGAAATCACGACAAACCATGAGGCCATTGAGCGCCTTACCAGTGTGACCGATGGGCTCCGGTCTGACCTTACCGAGGATGAGGCTAAGATTGAATCCAACCGTGACGCAATCGCGCACATTCAGGAGAAGGACGTTCAGCAGGACGGCAGGCTGGACAAACTGGAAGAGTGTTGCGAACAGGCCAAGGCCCACTTTACCCAGCTGGACACCAAGACCGACAACACCAATACCGCGTTGACCGCCGAGATTGACCGCGCCAAGGCCGCAGAGCTGGCGAATGGTCAGCTCATTGCCCAGAACGCCGCAGAGCTGGCCGACCACGCCACCGAGCTGGCAGACCATGAGAAGCGTATTACCGCGCTTGAGGGTGACAACACCACCAACAAGCAGGCCATTGCCGATATCAAGGCCAAGAACACCCAGCAGGATACGGCGATTTCCGGCAACACTGATTCCATCACCCATCTGAAAACCGACAAGGCCGATAAAACCGCTCTGGGTGACTACGTTACCAAGACCGAGTTTAATGCAGACCAGAAACGTCAGGACGACATTGTGGGCGACTGGGCAACCGCGCACCCCGGGCAGACTATCGCAGAGTGCGCGACCTCTCAGAAAACCGAGCTGGCCGAGCACGCCGCAGAGCTGACCCGACTGGAAACGGACAAAGCCGATAAAAGCGAAATTCCCGATGTAACGGGATACGTCCCCACGAGCACCTATAATGCCGGACAGGCCGCGCAGGATGCCCGCATTTCTACTCTGGAGAGTAACAGCGTGTCTCTTCCCGCTTCTGTTCGCTATACTGACGTTGATTTTGCTACCGTGTGGGCGGCAGGGGACGAGCGCGCTGGCAACGTCGCAAGCGTTATTCTTCCGTTCCCCTTAAAAACTTTCCCCGAACACCCCGAACCTGCAACAGTTTCGGACGCTCAAATTGGATATGCTGAATTGCTTTATCTGGATGGAAGCCCCGTGCACCTGATTGAACATAGTGACGTAACGCTTACTGCCGATTTTGTCGGTGCAGGCGTTCGGCTGAACGCATCTATTCCCAAGTCGAGCCTTCCCAGCGACATCGTTGCAAAGTCATACATTCTCCACTTTATCGTAAGAGCTACAATTTCTTAACAAAAATAAGAGCCTCGCTCATAAGAGCGGGGCTCTTATTTTGTTCCATGTGGAACATTTATCCCAAGCGTTCCTCAGCAAAATCATTGATGCCGCCCACTTCATACCGGCGCGGGGTCATTACTATCCAACTAGCCGAGTGGGTGACGCGCTGGAAGTCGTGGCGCTCTTTTATGGGGCTGTCGTGGTAAGAAAGCATCTGCCCACCAGCATCATCAATGATAAGGAAGTCATTCAGATTTTCAATATCATCTTTAAGCGCCGCCTGCCCTTCTTTCTTGCCTACTCCTGCAATCGTGCTTTCTAGTACACCAGCGCAAGTCCGGGCCGCGTAACACTTGGCGTGTAAGAATCTGAATTCGGTATACCCATAATCGGCTTGCGGGTGTTCGTCCTCAGCGATACCAATATAGACTTTCTTCCCGCTTGGTTTCGTGACCACCACCCCGCGCTTTTCACACTGGGCGGCAACTTCCCGGTTATACTCTTCAACCTCTGGAACCTTGGCCCCTTCAAACTTGCAGGAATCCGTATCCCAGTAAATCACCTTTTCCCAACCTACGATTTTCAACAGTTGCCAGAGCTTGAGCCGCGTCATACTGGCTGTCCACAGACCCCAGAGAAACGGAAACTTGCCTTTTTGGCTCTTCTGTATCTCCGCAGGGGTTTTCTTTTCTAGGTTGACTTCCCAACTCATACGTTCAAAATCAATGCTGTCTCCAATCTCCGCTGTGTATTCGTCCCTTATCGTCTTTTGGGCGCAGGCTCCGAAAATCGTGTTGACGCAGATTTTGGAAAACGCATATTCGGGGGAACCTTTCATAGTCTCTTTGATTTTGAACTTGTCAAAAATAGCCATTCTGAAAGAATCGGGGAGATACCCAAGACGGAAACAGAATCCCCGGTGCATCACCACCCGTTCAAAGGTGTATGCTTCTTTGATACGTTGCCAGTCATTAGAATCACAATATAGCAATGTTTCATCTGCTTGGAGCACACGGCCATTGTCTTTGTTTTCGTCGTCGCATTTGAGGCCCGCGCACTTGCTGACAGATATCACGGGGTCTGGGCATTCGGGCCGTATCTGCAACCCCTTTATTGCTATCTCTGCAATCCACCCCATGCCGCAGGATATGATATTGTCCATCACTGCTTGAGGCTGGCCTTGTGGTAGCATCATGGGTTTTCCCTCTGGAAACTTCCATAAGAGCTGTTGCGACGGGTGGGCGCTCTTGAAATCATAGGAGTTGCAATTGCGGTAAGTACGACCTGCACGCCACCGGGTGCCGTGTGTGTCACCGCCTGCCATTGCTTTATATGCGATTTCCATTTGTTCCCGGTTGAGCTCAAGCGCTTGCATCTTTTGGAGCGTCCTGCTGTCTCCTGTCAAATGCTTGTTGACTTCTTTGATAACAAGGGCCGTGTTTGTCATTGGCAATGTGGCCGCGTTGTAATTGCGTTCTGCTTTCAAACGTTCGATTGCTTCCCAGAGGCCCAGCACATCATTGACGCAGTAAGCAAATTCGGTATCATCAAGGGGAGTATCTGCTGTTCTGTAAACGGAATAATCCAAGTCACCTTTTAACTTTTCGTGCTTGCATCCTTCTGTTGCTCTGGCAAGGCTCTTTTGGAACAGTTTCAAGCTGTCCCGGAATTCAATTCCGTTGTCGAACATCAAATACAAGGGTTTCCGGCTCTTGGTATAAAGGGCCTTGCAATCGCCCCACCGGTCACATAGCATCTGAATGAGGTATGTATATTCATACCCTAGATTGTGAACGAAAATCACAAGGCGCTTTCGTTCCGTGATACTCCACTTGTCAACCAGCGTTTCAATAATTTCGGCCCATTCTTCAAAGTATCGCGGCACGACGACCGCGCCACCAATGCACGTTTGAAAGGTATAAGCAAAACCGTCTGTATCGGTGTTGGTGGTCTCAATATCAAATGTACAGGTTACATCTAAATAGCGGGGTTTCGGTCTGGCGTTCTTTTTGGTTCGCTCCTGCACGGTTTGGGGAGTGCCCAGCATAGCCAGAAATTCGCCTTTGCTCTCCGCTATCTGTTCACCCCCGCATTCTCGCATGATTTACCCCCTAAAATACTTTGCTAATATTTGTGCCGCCTGCTCTTCTGTTGTGATATTGAATTCACGGGAAAGGGCCGTTGTTTGGCTCTCCCCCGTCTGCTTTGCACGGTCTATCGCGTCCTTTGCCCGTTGCAAGAAGGGCCTGCCGTTGTCCGTCTGCAATAACGTGTAAACCACATCAGAGCCCAACGCCGCCTCAAGATCTTTTGTCATATACTTGTCAAACAGCTCTGTAAGCTCTTCTTGTGAACCGGTAAAACCTCTATCAACAAGAGATTCATAGACGTTTCGTTTCCAGTCTTTGATACCTTGCATTGTGGAAGTCTTGGCGCTCAGAAAATCCCGCAGGCGCAGATACTCCGCGACAAGCTCCGTCCTTGTCATTCTCTTCACAGCTCCGCTGAACTTTGTGCGGCCTTGCGTTTCCAGCATCCCCAAAGCCCTCTTGTAAATGCCCTTGGTTTCTCCGGCCTCTTCCAGACGTTTCAAGCGTCGGTTTGCCGCACCGGATGCACGCCGCACTATCTGTTCCAGCTCTTCCCGGGTGTAGCTTGTGGCGTTCGGGCCCTTGGGTGCGTATGCTTCCCACGGTTTGGGCTGGAACGGTCTGCCCTTGCCGCCCTGCTTGCGCTTCTTGGGCGGCTTGCTGGCCTTGCTGGCTTTCTTCTCCTTGAGTTTGGCCGCTTTCCTCTGCTTGGCCTGCTTGGCCTGCTTCTTGTTGCTGGCCTTGCGGGTTGCGGGCTTTTGTTCGCTCTTGGCCGTCGCACCAGCTGGCAGTTTATCGGGCTTTTCAAGCCCTAACTGATTCTTTATCTTTTTCATGCGTCGTCCCTCACAAACTCGCGGTTGACCTTATCATAATGATACCCGCGCGGCCACCGGAAATACTGGATTCTAATTGACCCGTTCTTTTCGGTCATATACGGGTTGTTCCCGTTGGTGCGCAAGTACTTGTATAACTGCCGCACAGATTCATTGTTGAGCCTCTGCATGGACTTGCCCAACATCTTATAGGCCATCTGGGCCCCATTGGGGCCCGCGACCGGCATAACGTTGCGCGGATGTGCTGACTTGGGGTCAATCCATTCATATTCTACCAGATGCACGATTCTCATATTAAAACCATCCTTTCCACTCACAGATAAAGATTGCAATACCGATGATAAAGAACAGCGACGCGAAAGGCGCGACGCAAGAGAAATGATATGCTGTCATACGATTTACCCCCGTCCATCCAGCTCTATAAATGCCTGTCCATCTTCCACGGAATACGACCAACGAACCAGCGGCCAATTGGGATAAGTGTTCGCAATATGCCGGAACGTACCAGCCGCCGCAAACTTTGTTTTGCCGTCCTCACCTATTACTCTAAATTGAGTGTACATATCACAAACACCGTACATTGTGGCAAGCATCTTAATTGTAATTATCATGTTAAAACTCCCCCTCGTGATAGTATGCTATAATTTCGTCGTCTCCGGCCTTGCGGCCTCTCCGGGTGCAGGTCTCTGTTGCACGTCGGAAGATTCCCGCGCAATCACCAACCTGCTTGAAGTAGTAGACGAACCGGCTTGTCTTGTATTCCTTATCGGGATGATTGAGCAGGAAATTTTCAACCTGCTCAAAGTTGCTTGTCTTGCGGATGTAGATAATCATATTTTGTCACTCCCCTCTATTGCAATATCCAATGCCGTCAATGTTCATATCAATCATGGTGTTCGTCCTTTCTCTATGGGGTTGCACCTTATGTGCTTCCCTTCACTGTCTACATAATACCATAAAATTATTAACAGGATATGAACAACAGGTAACAAATTGGTTACACCTCATGTATACATATAATGAGGTGCAGGGCACCACCGGCACCATGCGGTTAGTTCAGACTTTTTATGTACTTCATTACAGTGAAATGTCAAGGGGAAACCGGTTACAAAATGGTTACAAATAGACTATGCTAATGAAGTACATAAAAAGTCTGAACTAACCGCATGGTGCCGGTTAGTTC